CGATCTACCTAGCTCTGGTCTGACTTTAGAAAGAACATTTACCTAAAAATAAATCCAAGAAAGGATTTTTCATGAGTAGAACGAATCGGAAAAGAGTAGAGGAATCTGTAGAAAAAGCAGATTCTCGTATTCGGTTGTCTGAGATAGGTTATAGTGGCCTTCTTCTGTTTGATGGTGTTACGATGGATGAAATGCGCAAGGAATTGCGCTTTCCAAACAGCATCAAGACCTACAAGATGATGTCATATCATCCTGCTATCTCTGCCCCTTTTGCTTTGTATCGCAACCTAATCAGCAAGGCAACTTGGCGTATTGTCCCTCCAGAAAAGGCAACAGAAGAAGAGTTAGAGCAGACGAAGTTTGTGCGAGAATGCTTGGATGATATGGAGCACAGCTTCAAGGATTTTATCAACGATGCTCTAAGTGCAAATATCTATGGTTTTTCTGTGCACGAGAAAGTATTTCGTCGTCGGCTAAAATCAAAAGGTAGCTTGTATGATGACGGAAAGATTGGGCTGAAGAAGCTGGCTCTTCGTAATCAGGAAACCATCGAGAAGTTTGTATTCGATGAAGAAGGCAACGAGGTTATTGGGGTCAAGCAATCTCTGACAAGCCTGAAAGATATTTACGGAAGATATACCTCTGGTAAGCTGCAAACAGATATTTTCATCCCGAGAGAAAAGTTCATGCTGATTACCGTAGGGAATAACCGCAATGATCCTTATGGTAAATCCCCGCTTCGGGATGTGTATATGGCTTGGCGTTATCTGACAATTATCGAAGAAATCGAAGCCAGCGGTATCGCCAAGGATTTGCAAGGTTTGCCTGTGCTGTATATCCCTGCACAATACATGTCTCCTGATGCTTCTCCAGAGCAGAAACTGATCTATGAATCCTACAAGAATATCATTCGCAATATCCAGAACAACAGCCAATCTGGTTTGATTCTTCCTTCTAACGTTGATCCTGAAACCCGTCAAAAGCTATTTGAAATCGAATTGCTAAGCACAGAAGGTAAGAAAAACTTCGATACTAACGAAGTCAAGCAATACTACCTGAACTTGATCTACACGGGTCTGTTTGCTGATATTCTGGTGCTAGGCAATAATGGTGTTGGTTCCTTTGCTCTAGGGCAAGTAAAAAATAGCCTAACTGGTGCTGCTGTAGAAACCATCCTTGACAACATCGTAGAGAGTTTCAACCGTCAAGTTATTCGTCAACTCTACGAGCTAAACGGCTTTGATCCTGCTAGAGCTTGTAAGTTGGATTACGATGGTGTCAACCAGACCGACCTTGAAACCTTGTCTAAGTTTATCCAACGAGTGGCTTCTGTTGGCTTGGTTGAGAAGGATCGTGCTACGCTCAACGTTATCCGCGATGCTATGGGTACTGATGCGAAGCCAGAGGATGAACCTGTAGATGAAAACATCCTGACAGGTCATACCTCCCGAGCAAGCGATGGCATGGCTAAAGGTAGCGGCAACGGGACAAGCGATTTTGTAGCAGGAACCGATACAAGTTCTCTGAACGCAGAGAATGCAGCATAAGGAGCTAGAAAATGCCGTGGACTGCGGGTAAAACCACCCCTGCGATGCAAAAACAGGAGCAGGAAGGCAAGAGAAATCTTTGCAGAAGTAGCTAACGCAGATTCAATTCTTGGATGACGCGGCCCCTGTATAAAGACATGGGGCCGTCGCGTGAATTTTTATGAATGCTTGGCAGGTTGAAATAACCATTTTGTTCAAGTAGAAGGTGCTCTATATCACGATGACGGGATTCTGCCTTTTGTTGTAAATCCGAGCGGTGGTGTTATTTCTACGGTGTCTAACCTTGTTCAAACGGTAGATACCTCTGGTTCTGGCGGATTGACACCTGCACAAGATGAGAAGCTAGATAGGATACTGCGTAATATCAAGACAGCAATTGCACTGTCCGCATAAGAAATAACTTGATTTTTATACAAAAATGTGTTATACTATTAGTAGTGGTATTTTGAAGGCGATAATTCATGGAAAATCTAAGTAAATCAAAGAGCTATGCACCTACACAGGCTATGATAAATAATGCAAAAAGAGGTCTGGCTTTACGGGAAAAATACAATAGGGGAGGATTGGATACAGCGGAAGCTGGCGAACAAGGAATCGGGTCTGGTGTAGCTCGTGCAAGAGATATTATCAACGGAAACCTCTCGATTGATTCGGTGAAGAAGATGTATAACTTCTTCAACCGACATGAGGAAAATTATCTGCCGATTAAGAAGGAAGCTGACGGTGGTCCTACTGCTGGGACGATTGCTTGGCTTCTGCAGGGAGGAACAGCAGGTAGAGCATGGGCTAGAAAAATCCTCAAAGAAGAAGGTATCCTAAAGTCATTCAAGAGAGATATTACAGAACAAGAGCTTTCTGAAGAAGATAAAATTGTAAAAGAAGATTTGCAGATTACCAAGTCCGTCAACGAAGAACTGAAGCAGGCTACCTTTATTGTCATGGTTCCAGAAGAAGTTGATTTGCACGGTGATGTGACCACAGAGGATGAGGTCAGAAAAGCCTGTCACAACTTCAATAAGTTCTGCATGAAAGCCAACCTGTTCCATCTTGTCCAGACCGATACTTTCGAGATTGTTGAATCCTATATTGCTCCAACAGACTTTATTCTCGGCGACAAGTTCGTAAAGAAGGGAACTTGGCTTTGCACATTACAAGTGCTAGATGACAAACTTTGGCAGTTGATTAAATCCGGCGAAGTAAACGGTGTGAGTATTGGAGCGATGGCCAAGGTAGAGTATTTAGATGACGAATAACCAGTACTACGTATATGTTCACCGCATTACCAGCGCGGAAGCCCCCGACTTCAGTCGGGGGAGGATGTCAACCGAGAAAATCATCTTGTGGTTGGAAACTGAAAGGAACAGATAATGACTCAAGTAAAAAAACCGACTAAAGCTAAACGAAAACTGTCTGACATTAGCTTTGAACATGAAGGCGCACATATTGCCCTTGTTAGCAAGACGCAGAAAGGTCCAGCCAACGGTCACGACTACGCTCTTGTCCTAAAAGCTACCAAGTTTAGCGACGAGTTTGTTGAAAAAGTGCAGCAAATCCGTGTTACGATGGAACTGCCTGAGTTTCTGCAACGATTCTTCAGTATGTATCGCGAAGATGCTGAACTACTTGCCAAGATTCTAGGATACGAAAGCGTGGAATCTCCACAAATGTCTTACGAGGATTACCTGAAGGAAAAGGTAAAGTCCTTTGAGATCATCAAGAGTTTCGAGGAAGCTGATAGTATCGCAGACGTTATTTCGCATCTAGACGAAGAAGAATACTTGCAGTTGCTGAAAGACCAGCAAATGCTAGAAAAGGCTATCAAGCAATTTGAAAAGAATACGACTGACTCTGCAAAGAGCCGGTCTATCTCAACAGAAGAAAACGATAGCGTTGAGAAATCCGTTGAGCCGGACGGCTCGTGTATTGAAGTCAAAAAGGAAAAGGAACCGACTATGCAAAAAAATGACGTAGAAGTGGTTGCCAAGGCTGAACTAGACATTCTACAAAAGGCTTTTGAAGAACAAAAAGCTGCTCTAGAGAAAGCTCAGGCGATTATCGCACAATACGAACAAGAAAAGAAAGAAGCTATTGCTAAGTCTCGTAAGGCTGAGCTAGTTAGTATCGTGAAAGACGAGAGCAAAGCAGAAGTTCTGTTCAAGGCGCTAGGTCTCGTCGAGACTGAAGAGGATTACAAGGCTGTCCTCAAAGCACTAGGTGAGATCGTTGCTGCTGTAGAAAAGAGCGCACTCTTTGAAGAGAGGGGTGTTCAGCTAGAACAAGAGACTGTTCCCGCTGAATCTGCTGTGGCTAAAGTTCTAAAAGCACGCCTAAACAAGAAACAATAATTTCTAAGGAGTAAAAGATGAGTCTTCTGTTTACTGAAAACAAGCGTTTTAGCAACCTCGTAAAAGCTGAACTGTGGCCTGAAATGGGGTTTACCCGTGCTGTCGTTACTTTCAACGGTGCAGCCGGTAATCTGAAAGTCGGTACAGTTCTTGGTAGGGTTATTGCAACCGGCAAGTATAAGGTTGCTGTTGACACCGCTACTGACGGTTCACAAGTCGCTGCCGCGATTCTTCTTGAGGACGTAACCGTTCAAGCAAACACTGACAAGAAGGTTCTTGTCCTGCTTCGCGGCCCTGCTGTTGTTGCTAAGGGCGCTCTGATCCTAGACGCAACCTACAACAACGATACCAAGAAGAACGCTGTTTACGCTACTCTGGAAACCAAAGACATCCAAGTCTACGACAGCATCTAATCATTGGTAGTTACAGATAAGAAAAGGAAATAATTATGGCTATTGTACGTAGTTTCGATAAACCTTTTGAGGTTACTGACCTTACCGAAGAACTCAACCTGATCCCCAATACTTGGGGTCTAATCAACGAGCTAGGTATCTTCCGTAACGAAGGGGTTTCTCAGCATACCATTACCGTCGAAGCAAGCGAGCAAACCATCAGTGTTATTCCTGATGCTGTTCGTGGTGCACGCAACACTGTGAACACCGACGGTGTTCGCAAGATTTACGCTTTCGCGGTTCCGCACTTCCCTCTAGACGACCAAGTTACTCCGCAAGACCTGCAAGGTAAGCGTGCTTATGGTTCAGACGCTGCTGACACCGAAGCGGCTGTCATTGCTCGTAAGCTAGAGCGTATCCGTCGTAACCACGCTATCACGCTAGAAGCTGCTCGTGCTTACGCTCTAACCAATGGTGCGGTGTTTGCTCCTAACGGTACTGTTGTTGGTAACTACTACACAACCTTCGGTATCACCCGTAAGGAAGTGGACTTTGTGCTAGGTACAACTACCACCGACATTACCGCGAAGATTGAAGAAGTCATCGCGCATATCCAAGACAACATCCTTTCAGGCGAAGTTGTTTCTGGTGTGTCGGTGCTCTGCTCACCCGAGTTCTTCACCAAGCTGATTAACCATCCTGCTGTCAAGGAAGCCTACAAGTTCTATGCTTCCACTCAAGAACCCCTGCGTCAGCGTCTCGGCACTGGTCTCTACCGTCGTTTCAACCACGGCGGTGTAGAGTTCATCGAGTATCGCGGTAGCTATGGTGGCAACCGTCTGATCCCGGCTGGTAACGCTTATGCGGTTCCTGTCGGTACTGCTGACATGTTCATCACCTACTTCTCACCCGCTAACAAGCTGTCACTGGTCAACACCATTGGTCAAGAAGCCTACGTGTTTCAGTACCGCGATCCGAAGGATGAGGGGATTCTCCTGCAATCCGAATCTAACCACCTGTCACTGGTGCGTCGTCCTGGTGCTGTGGTCCGGATGTATTCTAGCAACTAATAGAGTACAACTCAAAGGGATTCTTCGGAGTCCCTTTTTTGGTGTATTCTAAACCAGAAAGGAAAGGTATGGCATCGGAGTTAGAGATTCAACAAGTAAGATGGGAAGTGCAAGACGTTGATCCCGGATTGCCTATACTTCCTGATGATACGTATAGTTACGTTATTGATAAAAACCAAGGAAATATCCGTAGAGCCGCTCTTGATGCTGCAAGAATGATCCTGTTCAAGCTAAGTATCGAAGGCGATCAAACTGTCGATATTTTCAGTATCAAAGGTGCAAAAGCTGCTGAGCAATACAGAGAGGCACTGAAGTCGTTCCTGCGAGACAGTAATTTGAATCCTGCTTTGACACTGGCACAAGGTTATGCTGGCGGTGTTGACGCGAAAGATTTTGTTGCTAATCTGCAAGATCGGAATAACATTGCTGTTATTGTACCTAGTCACGATCCAGACAGTGTAATGTCGGCTTACGATCCTTTAGGTAGTTAAGATGAACAAGTTTCTGTCTGCAACAATCAAGTTGATAAATATGCACGGAGTAGCGTGCACATACAAGAAAACAACTCTAGGGGCGTATGATCCTTCTACTGGTAGCGTGAGTAATACGACAACAAACTACAGCGTCATTAGCTATCCGAAAATTACAAGAGCAGACCAATACAACTATCCTAACCTGATCGGCAGAGAACTGATTATCTTCTATCTGGCAAAACAGCGTTTTGAACCGAGTAATGACGATAAAATCCAGTTAGGTTCTACTGAATACGTTGTTCAGCAAGTAACCCCTGTTTATGCCAAAGGAGAGGTTGTATTGTACAAACTATTGGCGGTGCGGTAATTATGAGTCTTTCGGTAGTAGGTGCACAAGTTGGCACAACAAAAGTCAAAGAAGCCTTTGATACAGTTGTTTCGATTTTGAATAAACTCAATAAGATTGATAAGAAACACAGCGTACCTGTCGATCAGATAAAAGAGAAGATTGAGTTAAAAATAAAAGAAGGAATCAGCGATTTCTCTTTTAGGGTAGCGGATGTATTTTCGATGAACACCCCGATCGGTAGCAAAGCAAGGCTTATCAACGATCAAGGGTATCGACAACTGTATCAACTCCGTCAAGCACAATACGGTATTCCAGTAGATGTTGGTTTTCACAGAGGTGCTTACAAGTATAGCGAAGGTTCTCCTGCTGATTTTGTGCCTTCTATTGTGCATTCAAAGATCGCTTCTCAACAGGTAAAAGAAGATGCTTTTGCTAACTACTCTGTTGGTGATTCGTTCTATATTACCGCTGCAGGTCCTGCTTTTGCTGCGTTCCAGCAATGGGGAGGAAAGTACGAAATTGTAGCGCCAAGTATTTCTCAAATAATGGCAATCTATTCGAGATAAGCGTATGTCGTATAAAACAATAAGAAAACTGCTAGAAACAAGGTTGAGTACCCTAACCCCTTCGTTGCCTACATCATACGAGAATACGAACTTCACGGAACCAACGGGAGCGTATCAAAGGGTTCAACTGGTTCCGATGAAGGCGCTAAACCCGGTAATGGGTGATGATTACTACAGAGAGGTTGGGGAGTTTCAGATTTTCTTAGCCTATCCTAGAAACAACGGAACGGCTGATGCCACAGAAAGAGCAGATTTACTAAAACAACATTTTTCACGCGGTCTTGCTATGCAAGAAGGCAATGTAAGAGTGCACATTCTACAAACTCCTAGAATTGCTGGAGGAATGATAGTAAACGATAGGTATGTTGTTCCGGTTATCGTCAGGTATGAGGCGGAAGTCTTGCCTCAATAAACAAAAGTTGTTTGCAAACACATTTTTGAGAGGAAATAAACTATGAGTATTGCTGCAAAAGGTGTAGCCAAGAAGGTTGCCTATGCTAAAGAAACCGCTTGGGGCGTAGCTCCAAGTGGTTCAGGTCCATCTAAGTATCTGCGTCGCGTGACAGCAGATTTTAACTTAGAAAAGGAATCTTACGAGTCCAACGAAATCCGTACTGACTATCAGGTAGCAGACTTCCGCCACGGTGTCCGTTCTGCTTCTGGTTCACTTTCCGGTGAACTTTCACCGAAGAGCTATGCGGATTTCATGCAGTCGGTCGTTGGTCGGGACTTTACTGTCGGTGTAAGCGCTAGCGGTCTGGAAGTAGATATTGCTGCTTCTGGTCAATTTTTTACAATTGATCGTAACGCTGATTCATTCCTGACTGACGGGTTCAAGGTCGGTCAAATCGTAAGAATGACTGGCGCAGGTCTAGCTACCGCTAACCAAAACAACAACGCACTAGTGGTTGCTGTTTCTGCCACAACTCTGACCGTTCTGGTTCTATCTGACACCCCGATGGTTGCTGAAACAAACATTCCCGGTGTTACCGTGCAGGTTGTAGGTAAATACACCTACGCTCCCCTTGCTAACCACACCGACGATTCTTATACAATTGAGCAATGGTTTAGTGACATTGGTCAATCAGAAGTATTCACCGGGATGAAGGTCGGTAGCATGTCAGTAAGCCTGCCAGCTACAGGTCTTGTTACCTGCGATTTCAGCCTGATGGGTAAAGACCTTGCTCGAACCGGAACCGCGCAGTATTTTACTGCTGCTACTCCTTCTGGTACTGAAGGCATCTTCGCTGCTGTGAACGGTGCTCTGATCGTAAACGGTCAACCTGTTGGCGTAGTCACCTCGATGGACTTCAACATCGAGCGCAACATGGAAAACCTGTCAGTTGTCGGTTCCAACTCCACCGCTGACATTGTTACTGGTCGTATCCGTGCAGCCGGCAACATGAGCGTGTATTTTACTGACACCGCTTTCCGCGATTACTTCGATAACGAAACTCCTGTTTCCGTTGTGATCGCTCTAACGACCGCTGGTGTCAAGAACGCAGACGCTATGTCGTTTACCTTCCCGAAAGTGAAACTCGGTAGCTTCACGAAGGATGACGGTGAAGGTGCAATTACTGCGTCGACTTCGTTCACCGCTCTGCTGAAAGAGGATAATTCAGACGGTCTTGAAACGACTACGGTAGCGATTCAAGACACTTCTCTGTAATTTATGCAGATAACCCGGAGGATAAACCCTCCGGGTTTTTATTTTACTATTGATATTTTTGTAGTAGTATGTTATAATTAGTTATATAAGGCCCCGAAAGGGATTTTTGTAAACTCACGAAAGGAGAAAAGCATGGCTTTTGATATTGTAAAAGACGATTTTTCTAAGGTTGCTGAAATTGGTTATACCTTTGAACTGAAACTCCCTACCGGTGCACCTTCTGGTGCCAAGCTAACTGTCATTGGCGAAATGTCGAAGACGGTGAAGGACTATTCTCGTAAGAAGTTCGCTGAATGGCAACAACGCCAAGCTATTGCTAAGCGCAAAGGTAAGGAAGTCGAAGAGCTTTCTCTAGAAGAAGCAGAAGAACTGTCAATCGAATCCGCTCTTGTACGTCTGATTGGTTGGGAAGGGATTACCGAGAATGGTAAGGAAGTCCCCTTCAGCAAGGAGAAGGCTGCTCAAGTTCTGCGTGATCACCCGTGGATTCGGGATGCTATTATGCAAGAGAGCGCAGACGTAACCAACTTTCGCCCCCGATGATCTAGAACAACTTTTCGCTTACGCTAAGCAAGAGTTCTCCTTGGGTTCCGGGGAGAACTCTATTAGAGAACAACTAAAGTCTGTTTGGAGACAAACCGGAATAAAACCAAAAGAACTTGATAATTTAGTAGATTTACCTGAGTCAATGGCATTTGTTTGGAAATACTTTATCGATCTGAGTAATTCCAGAACTTCATCAGGATTTGGTATAAATCCGATCAGCTACGCAGATATGCACGGATACTTTTCTCTGATTGGATACCAGCCTGAAGAATGGGAAATAAATGCCATAAAGAAACTGGACAGTATCATGCTTGATGAGTTTCATAAAACTCAAGAGAAAAATAACAAGAAATCAAAATCCAAAAAATAGACTTAGCCCCGAACAGGGGCTTTTTCTTTGATAAAGGTCACAGAAAAATCCCTTGTTGATAGTGCGAGGAAGGCGTCATGTCAGAAATTACATTATTTGAAATAACCGTAAAAGCAGACGGATTGAAAGATGCTGTTGCGGATATAAACGCTCTAGGTAAAGCGGCAGAATCTGCCGAAGCTAAGGCAGAGAGGTTTGTTCAAAAATTAGAAGAAAAGAGCCGCCTGATGGCGGACGGGTTTACCCGTGGTGAAGCCTCAACTCTTGCGTATGCTAAGTCTCTTGGTCTTAGCAATGAGCAAATGCAACGGGTAATCAAGAGTCTAGAAACTATCCGTAATCTTTCTAAAGACCCGTTTGATTCTGCGATCGGTTCTATTAGAAGCATTGAGGCAGAGTTCAAACGTCTTACCGATCGACAAGACCTAGTGAGTAAGGGCATCTATTTGACGTCGCAGCAAATGCGCGAATACAGCAAGATTGCTAGCGAGATTCGTGCAAAAATGGAAGCTGCTGGCGATAACTTTGCTGATCCTCAAACTCAAGCTAGGTTCAACGCAGAACTAGAACGACAAAGAGACATCTATCTCCAGATATCTGCAAAGGTAAACGATCTTGTTGAGCAAGAAAGAAAAAGAAACGAAAATCTGCGCGAGACACAAAGACTACAAGAGCTGCTTAAAAAAGAAGAACTAGTTGCTGCGTATGCTAGCCGAGGTTATTCTGAAAGAATTGCGAATCGAGCTGCTTTCCTTAAACTCAACGGAGCTTCGTCGGAAGATATACAAAAATACCTACAGGTAGCGCAAGCAAGAGAACAAGCAGCAAGAGCAGCTAGAGAGCAAGCTGCGGCTGCTAGAACCCTGCAAGAAATTGAAGGTAGGCTTGCTACTGCTCTTGACAAGACGAACTCAGAATTGAACGAAAGAGGTTCAGCAACTCTTTACAACTATCAAAAAGCGCTAAAGACTCTCGGTATCAGTGGAGAAGAAGCAAGCGCTAGATTGAATAAAGTAAGAACCCAGCTTGCACGAATTGCAGATAACGAAGTACAAGGTCGTATGCGAGACCTTGCTCGTGCTGTATCTGTGCAAATGGGTGACGTAGCCGTTTCTCTTGCTTCAGGGATGAACCCGCTGGTTGTTCTCCTGCAACAAGGAGATCAGATTCGCGGTGCGTTTGAGCAAGCTGCTCTGAGTTCAGACAAAGCAAAGCAAGCAATGGTTCAGGCTTCTGCTTTGATTGCTAAGTCTATGATGGACACAGCTAAGGCTGTAGGCACGTTTTTTGTAAGTGCCATTCAGACAGCAGGCGAAGCGGTATTGCGGTTTGCTACGCATTCTGCAACAGCAGAGGCTGCACTATCGAAAATGCGCGGATCAGTTGTTGCTGTTTCCGGTGAAGGTAGCTTGATTGTAAAACTTTTTGACAACATTAGTAAATCTCTTGTAACAACAACTGGTCTAATTGTGTCGGGATTTTTGGCTTCTTTAGCAGCAGCAGTTGTTGCGCTGAAACAGCTTTCCGATGAGCAAACAGCTGTGGCTAAAGCGAATGCTCAATTTGGTGCCGCTTTTGGTGCATCGTCCGAAGAGATTATAAAGGCTACTAGATCGTTAGATCAGTTTGGTATTACTTCTTCTAAGGCAACAGAGGTTTTTGTTGAAATGGCTAAAGCTGGCAATATCGGAAAAGAATCTTTTGAAGGTATTGCAATTGCTGCGGTT